GCATCTTTTAATTTTTCTATATCTTGTAAAACTTTATCCATTTGTTTTGTTAAAAATTCTATGTTTACTTTATTTAATGCCATAGATTCTATATGTGCATTTAATTTATCTGTAGTTTTATACAAGTCTTCAATCATCATAAACTGCTCAGAATCAGCGGGCAGTGAACCAAGTTGGCCTCTTGGCCATTTTATTCTAAACTCTGTATTTTCTACTAAGTCTTTTTCCATTAGTTCTATCTTTGTTGAGTGTGCATTGAGTGTTTCATGCAGTCCGAAATAAGCCCAGGTTCCAATTGCGACGAGTGCGATGAGGCTGGCAACCGTCTTCATAGGCATTTGTACGGCTGCCTCCTCAGAAATATTTAATGGTTTTTTACTCATTTTTGCCAACTAAAAAGCCAGTCAGTATACCACTTCCACGCCTTTTTAATTTTTTCCTTAATCTTTTTTATCATGTTTCTTCTCCTCAATCTCGTAAAAGAAATTGTCAGTGTCTTCTGTTCGCCACTGCTGTGTATCTTCTACGTTCCAGTAGTTAGTTTGTACTTTCCAGTCTGGGACTTGGTCCTTAACTGTGAAAGATGGAATATCCCAAATTAATCTATTATTTGGTTGAGCTGCATAGTTGCCGTCGTTTAACGCAAGTATGTGAGCGCACTTATGTTCGTGCGGGATTTCTGAATGATCAGTATCTAGTATATTAGGCTCTGGGTGAGCAAAGTCAACAGTAAATAAGTATTTACCGTAGTGCCATTTTTTGTCTTTGCCAATGTATTTTCCTGCTTGTGACTCTAAGATATCCCAAGAATGAACAGAAGGATAATAACTAAAAGAATTCCAGAGCTGAAGCTCATCAAGTCTACGTTTAGGTACATCCTCAACTTTAAATCCACGTTGTATAAATGCTGTAATAGGTAGTCTATAAAAGATTGCACCATTTTCCATAATCGCATGAAACAATAACGCACGACCCGTGATGCAAGTGACACCAAATATGATACAATCTTCGACTTCTCCATGATGTTTTTTAAGATCGTAAAGATACTCTCTCCTTATTTGTGCATACTCTACAGGAATATTTGCATTTAAGTAAGCCATATTTTAACCTCATTTTATTGTACCCCAATTTGGTCCTGATTCATAGTCCACTTTGTTGGGCACTTCTAATTCTACAGCAGACTCCATAATATCTTTTATTTTATCTGCATTGTTATCTACAGATATATCAAGTTCATCATGCACTTGTATATGTGGTGTGATGCCTTCTTTGTGTAACTGTATCATGGCTTTCTTTGTCATGTCAGCTGCACTACCTTGTATTAATTTATTTAGTGCCTTGTATGTAAAAGCTCTTTTGATCCCTGGTCCGTGTTCCTGGAGCGCTGCATCATGAGGCAATGCTTTGTGTACGCCAAACTGATTAGGTTCCCACAAATGAAACCTACACAATCTACCAAGAAGAGTTCTAACTTGTCCTCGCATTTGTGCACGTTGCATTACATTGTCCATTAATTGTTTTACAAACGGCACACGTGAGTGATACTGCTTAAATAACATCTCAGCTTTTTCTTTTGATACACCTAGTTCTGCTTGTAGTTTATTTTTACCCATACCATAAAACAGACCAAGGATTACCGTCTTGGTATGCATCCAATACCTCGTCCACTCCATAGAGATTCTGTAACGCTGCATAGTGTACAACTAAACGTGGTTCTTGTTGTGAATAATCAAACACACCCCACTTACAACCATCTTCCGGTATAAACAATGACCTGATCATTGGTCCGAGTTCCTTGTTTCGTGCAGGTATTTGTTGTAGGTTCGGGTTACTGTAACTAAATCTACCGGTAACAGTGCCACCCTGATCTGATCTAAGTTGGTTTATTTCAGCGTGTATTCGTCCTTTATGTTCGTGTTTTAATATGGTATCAATAAATGTTGTGTGAGCTTTATTTATTTCTCTAGCTCTAGCAATTAATTTAACCATTGGGTTACGATGGTTTTGTAAAAAGTTTTTAGTAAAAGATGGAGAATTTGTTTTTTCAGTTCGGTCAAAAGGTAGGCCAAGTTTTTGAAAAACTTGCGCAATGGAACGTGCAGCCCATATTTGAGTATCTACTCCTGTTGCTTTTTTTACTTTTTGCAGGCACTCTTTTTCTTCTTTTAGTAATTTGTCTTTTAGCTGATGAGCTGCTTCAACATTTACTCGCACTCCTAAAAATCGCATATCAACGAGGCAAGGAAAAAGTTCGGTCTCTAATTTAAATATTGATTCTATATCTTGGTGGTTTATTTCTTTTTTCATCTCTTGCCACAGATTTAATGTAAGTTCCGCATCTCTTTCAGCATACTCACCTACATACATAGCAGGTAGTTTGTACATCTCAGATTTGGCATCTATACCCCAAACATTAGCTGTTTCGGCCAATACAGCCTCATTTTTGCCCTTTCCGAGGTAATCCCTACCCATGGAGCCTAAATCGTAACGAAAGCGATTCTCGTCCACGAGAGAGCCAGCAATCATAGTATCTACGATTAAACCATTAATTTTAAGTCCTGCAGCACGTATAAAACACACATCATACATAGCGTTATGAAATATCTTTACAGAGTCATAGTTTAGAATGATTCTAAACCAGTCCAAAACTTTTTTCTTATCTAGATTACCACCACCTTCGTGTGCTATTGGATAATAGCCTGACCAACCTTCTACAGCTACAGCTATACCAACTATCTCACCTTTACCGGTAATAGAGCCAGACCCCATAGTTTTAAGTTCAGGATCTCTTGTTTCTAAATCTATCGCTATCTCATCGTACTTTGATAGATCAGGAAAAGAATCTGGTGGCACCCACTCAGTCTGTGGACTGAACATAGGTTTCTGTATCATTTTTTGTCCTTCATCTTTTTAATTTCTAGTTCACAATAGTGAATTATTTTTTCTAAATCTTTTATACCATCTTTCATCTTATATCTACATGCGTATTTCACAACGCATCCTTGAAAAAACGTAAGTTCATTCTTTGATATAAACTCAAAAGGTTGTATCTTAAAATTTTTATAATGCTTTGGTCCTCTTTCTTGTGGGAATATTTTATCCCAATCGTCTGGATGTGTCATAGTTTATAACCTTTATATTCTTGTTTTGGTGATATGATATGTAGATGTTCCTTGGTTCGTGTTGCACCAACATAGAACAATCTATTCTCATCGTCGGCATTCCTTTCATATGCCTTCATTGTGTTCTCACTTAAATCTGTTAACAACACAACGTTTTGTGATTCACCACCCTTTGCACCATGTATGGTAGACAAAGTTATTCGTGGTGGTTCGTTTAGTTTTTCTCCGTTCTTTCTCATCTTTCTTAAATAGTTTACATCCCGACTTGGTGCATCATCGAATGCCTCAAACCAAGGTGTATCTACTTTTAATCCATAGTCTTTCTTTAATGTATCAATATTATAGGAGCCGTCTTTCAACATACCTTTTAATTTATTTTTATCTGTATTGTCTTTCATGTAACTATAGATTCGTTCTACTTCTTTGTATGCTAGTGGTTGACCTCTACGTAAGTTCTCCCAGTCCTGCGCTGCGTAATGTAATTCTTTTTCTTTAGTTCTTTTAAATTTATTTACATAGTATCTACCATCTCTGTATAAACTTTCTTCTAAATCGTTTAACATGTATTTAGTTCTAGCCAACACTAACCATTCACCGTTAGACATATCTATTTGTTCAAACTCATCGTATCTAGACAAAGATCCTTCATGCACCTTTGGTTTCCATGTTTTATCAATTCTGTTTCTAATTTTATTTATAATACCCATAGCAACATTGTGGACCTTTGCCGGTATTCTATGTGACTGTTGTAGTGGCATCATCAAACCTTTTTGTGCAATAAAAGAATCTACATCTGCGCCAGCCCATCTAAATATAGCTTGGTCATCATCACCCGCAATAAAAGAGTCTTCTGTTTTGTTCCATATAGTTTTAGCCATATCCCATTGCATTAGTGATAGATCTTGTGCTTCATCTATAAACACAACGTCAAAGTTTGGTGACTTATCTGACTTTATAAATTTTAAAATCATGTCGTTAAAATCTATTAAGTTATATTCTTTTTTGTATCGCTCTATTTCGTTTGCAATAATGCGTAGTTTATCTCTTTCAAGATCACTGTTGTGCTCTGCTAAATCAAACTGTTGTTCTGCTGTAATGTTTCTAAGTTTTGCTAAATTAATTATTCTTAAATACTCACTGTCAGATGTAAAGATACCACCATGGTCATCTTCAAACTTAGCATAGTTTACAGGAAAGCCTAGTTTTTTACCAAGATCAACGTAGTGCCTACGTTGCATTACATCTTCTTTTTTAATACCTAGTTTTCTAAAAGCTAGTGAGTGTAGTGTTCTAAAATATGGTAGGTCGTCTTCTGTAAGATTAAATT